CTTAAAAATACTGCATTAATATTTTCTTTATTATTTGAAAAAGTCCTATTTACTTTACTTAACCAACCACTATATAATAAATGATTATCAAGATTTCTATTGTCAGATACATATACTCTACAATATCTAATATTATCAAAATAATCTGTGTCAATTGGTAGGTTGACATTTAAACTTAATTGTCATTGTCAAGCGTCTATACTTTCTGAAAAAGTTATATCATTTGTAATCAAACTTGCAGGTAATACTTTTACAAAATTATTACTTCAATCATATAGTTTTACAATATATTCTTTTTCAATAGGTTTTACTTCAAGATTATAATAATCAACATATACAGGCTCTGCTGTTTCAAAATTAGTTCAATCTCGGACAACACAAGTAATTTCTTGTCATTGGTCTGTTATTAATAATATATATGTATCATTCTCCTCTCATACAATTTTTTCTCAATTTCTATACCATTGAAATTCCTGTCCATTTTCATAATGCACAGTTAAAGTTCATCAAACTTCTATATTTCAATCAATATAAACCATTATAAATAATTCTTTGCAAATAAAACTGCTATATCAAGATTATATGTACCATTTGAAACTACATTTAATCAGTTCACACCACTCTCTAATCTTGGAAATTTACCACTAAAATCTACTGATTGTTCATTTATAAGTACTTCTTTCGTAACGGTGTTTATTTCAATAATGTCGTTGGTACTAATTGACTTTTCTATTATGATTTGATTATCTCATATTTTTACTTTTAATTGATTTGTAGATGAAGCACTATTTACAAGGATATTAAATATAGGATTAGAATATTCACTTCATTCATTATTTATATCTTCATTAATTTCATCATTTACTCATTCAAATACAACTGTATTCCAAACCTTTTCACTCCAAAAAGGCTCTAATGCAGTAAATGTTAATTTGAATTTTCAGTGGTCTATATCATAATGTTTTCTATCTATTATATCTGAATTTGTTAAACTACACAATATTCTTCTATATACTCATTTTACTTTCCAATCTAAATATCAGGTTTTTACTGATAATGCTTTTTTCAAATTATCTATTTTATCTTCTATATCTTCATCGCTATCTCATTTAACTCGTCCTGATAAACTTATTGTCCTTTGTTTGAAAAATCTATCTAATACTCATCATCAATCATTTTTAGGATTATCATAAGTTAATAAGTTTATCTTTGGCATATTCCAAACATTCATTTCTGTCACCATATAACTTGCATTCTGTAATCAAAATCAATTGAAAACAATATCATCTGCTCAAATTCAAGCAGTAATCTTTTTTCATCCATTAAATAAGACATTATTGAAATTTGCTATGTTTGTCATTTATTATATTTATTAATAAATACCTTTTTTATACAATTCTAATTGCCTTGTAATAGTATTTGCTATTGTTTCAGCAAGTTCTTCTGTATCTTGATTATCATTTACTACTACTCATCACATATTCACATTAATAGTAAATTCCTGTCATTTATTTAAATCTTCATTCTTTGTAATACTTCCATTTTGACTTGGTATAAATAATTCTGGTCCATTCTCTCATACTAAATAAGATTGTCCTGCATATACAGGTCAACCAGTTGCTCTACTTCAACTTGGTCCTCCTGTGCTTGCTCTTACTTCTGCCAATTCCCTTGCTTTTTTGATTAAAGCATTATACATATCCATTTGTTTTTGATAATCTATTTCTAATTGCTGTTGATATTGTTTCTCATATTCCATTTTTTCCATATACATTGCTATTCGTTTTTTTATCTCAACATCAATAGCTGCCAACCATTCTTTTTGATATTGCTTCATCTGCTTGTCAATTTCTGCTCTCTTTATTTCTTCTTGATGTAATGCAGATAATTTTTCATTTAATTCTCATTGTATTTCTTCTCTTTTTATCCTATAATCTTCTCTAATCTTTTCAATATCATTTAATGATTGATACCATTCTTGATAAGCGATTTGTTCGTCCATTGCTTTTCTTTCGCTCTCATTCAATCAATCATATACAGAAGCCATTTCATCTGAATATTTTTTATATTGAATAAGTGCGTCTATATCGTATTTACCAATTCATCAATGAGTATAGTTTTCAAGATATTCCATAGAATATTTTTGAGCAACTTCACCAATTCAAGCATAATCTCTTTCCATTTTTTGAAGTTCTCTCCTTGCATTTACAAATTCAGTAGCAATATCGCTTGTCTCTTCTTTTCATAAATCTGATAAACTTTTCTTTGTTCAAGAAAGTTTTTTAGCTCACTTATTTAATGTTTTTTCTAATTTATTTACATAATTGTCTTCCAAAGCATTAACTAAATCATTTGCTCATTCTACGGCAACATCTTTTGTATTTTTAAAAGCATTTTTTAAATATTCACCAGCTTCTTTTAATCATCAAGTTGTAGCTCATATTCAGATTTTATCATTTCCAAATAAAGCTTCATCTAAACCTTGCCAGAAAGTTTTTTTTCATACAGTTTTTAATACACTTCATATAGTATTCATAACAAGTTGCAAAGATTTTCAAATACCTGTTAATCATTGTTGTACTATATAAAAGAAATCTGTCCAATCTCCTGCCATTCAACTCAATCATTCGTTTGTATCTCATAGCATTCAGTTAATAATATCTGTGAAGAATGTTCATAATCAATCTATAACTCATCATATTCATCATATAACACTAATAATACTATCTGCAGCAGATTTTATAGTATCTACTACTTCCATAGAAACATCAATAATCTGGTCTTTATGTTCATCTACCCAGGTACTTATTTGTTCAACATATCATTTTAATGTGGGCAATAAATTAGCTCATATTTCTTCTCATATTCAATTCAGAGTATCTTGAAAATTACTCCATAATCAAGTGAGTGTTGTAGCTTGTTTGTTCATAAGGTCTTCAAATCTTCATCATTCACTTGTCATTGTCCTAAATGCTTCTTCTACATCAGAAAATCATATTTTTCAAGCACTAACCATATCTTGAATTTCAGATTTTGTTTTTCATAAATTATTTGCTAACTCGTCTAATAATGGTATTCACGCCGTCATAAAATCTCTCAAATCTTTTCCTGTTAGTTTTCATTGAGTTAATACTTGTCAATAATTTAATGTAATTCTTTCCAAACTTACTCAAACTCACGCAGAAACATCTCATAAAGATTTTAATGTTGGTACAACTTTTTCTGCCTCAATTCACATAGCCAATAATTGCTTTGCATTATCTCTTACTCCTGTTAATTCAAATGGAGTTTTTTTTGCAAAATCAGATAAATCATTAAGTAATGCTTCTGCTTTTTCCGCACTTCATAACATTGTGCTAAAAGATAATTGTGCTTTTTCAAGATTATCTCATAATGTAATAACAGATTTTCATACTTTTGTAAATAAAGCTGTTAATCATAACGCTCATATTCATTTTTTTATAAAAGAAAGTGCAGACGATGCAGAATTACTCGCTGTATTGACTTGATTTTCTATTCTGTTTATTTGTCATTGAATTTTTTCTAATTCACCTGACAACTGATTATTTGCTTTAAGTAAGAGTTCTATTGTATAATCTTGACTTGCCATTTATCTTTTTTTAAGATGTGAATTATTTTCTGCCTTTTGTTTTGCTCTCTGACTTTCTATAAATTCATGTTTTCTTTCTGCCATTAAAAATTCATAATGCATATTTAATATCTTTTCTTCCTGTTTATCTAATTCTGTCGGAGTACAATGATATATTTCTTTCATAAGGATATAATCCCTATGTTCCTTGGATACATTCTTTCAAGTCCTCAAAGTTTTTTCAAATTGCTCAACTATTTTTCCAAACCCAAATTCTTAATTTCCTCAATTTGTTTGAACACTTTGTCAAAATCTTTTGCTGACATATTATTAATCTCTGCTTCTGTAAGATTTGTCATACTCTTTACTAAATAATCATTTGCGTCTGACATCTTTGAAGCACTAATATTAAACTTTGGCTTTCAATTTTCATCTAATGATTGTTCTGTTCAATCTAATAATAATTTCATATATTCTTTATCTACACCTCTTGTATAGACTTCATTAAATAAAACTTCTTTTTCTTCTCAATTAATAGTAATTTTTAATGTTTTCATTGTTTTTTGATTAGATAATAAATACCCTTGTTTTTTATTTAGGGATAGCCGAGAAAAACAAGAAAAACTCAACTATCCCTATGCTCTTATCCTATTCACCTCATCATCAATTTCATCAATCGTCTATTTCAGATTCGGCGATAGCAATTTTAGACCAAGTTTCATTTAGATAACAATATAACTCATTTTCTAATACTCAAAATTGTCATTCATAAGTTCATTCAGTAGATATTTCACTACTTTCCTCATCAACTTCTAATTCCAATGGTCTTTGAAAGTCTAATATAACTTGTTCAGACAAAATATTTGGATACATATTTGTTAATTGTTCTCATATTTTATCTGATATAGAGAATTGTGTTCAAGCAGGTATTTCTACTTTTACACTATTTACTGTAATAGTGATACTATACTCTGATATGTTTTTTAATATCATTTTTTTCTAATTTATCTGATAAAATTAATATCAAGTAGAATTACTATTCAATAATACAACTTCAATAGATGTTCCACTTGCATTATCATATTGTCAACTAAATCATAATGTTTGTTTTGTTATTCCATTATTATCATCAGTCTTTGTCCATTCTGTTAATCATACTTTCATACAATCAACATAAATACTTGGATAAATTCCTGATACTAATTCAGTAGCATTTTTATTTTCTGCATAAAATCTGATTGCTTTCTTTTCACTATCAATAACCCAATCTCTCAATGTTGTAGAACTAAATAATGCTTCAAAATCTCAATCTAATGTGAATTGTTGATTATGTAAACTATCTACATCTGTACTTCCAAAACATTGAATATCTGTAAGGTTTTTATTAATAGTTAATCTGAAATTTTGCATACATACAGTTGTTGCATTATTTAATCAACTTTCATTTGTAGCAAAACTTACTCCTGCCATACTTGCTGTAAATGGTGCTTCATCAGAATAAGCTGGATTTAATGCGTCTGAATTATCTTGCATTTGTTTTCCTTGAAATTCTGCACTAAATTTTACATAATCAGCAACTTCACAACTTAATTCAAAACTATTTATCATACAATAAGGTGCATAAGCACTTGCCACAGGGTCGTCATCGTATAATGTGAATGTAGGGTGATTATTACTGTTTAATCTTTCAAATAAATGTGCATTAACATTTACAGCTGTTGCTGTCATAGTCCAAGTACCATTAGTAATACTTCCTGTAACGGCTTTATCAAAGAAATAGTAAGTAGTTTCATCTATTACTATAATCTTTTTTAATACAGCACTATTTCAAGTAGTTATATCTCATCTTGCAGGTGTTCATCAAGTAGGTGTTCCTGTTACACAATATAATTTTGTATATTTTCATAAAGCACCTAACAACAAATAACCTATAAAATCATCTCTAACAATTCCTGTTAAAGTTATGTTAGAAAAGTTTTTAGTTGTAAATGTATCATATACTTCATCAATAACTCCATATCAAGAAGTATCTTGTGCTGTTTCAAATGATGGATTAAGAGTACCACTCTCTTTTGGTATCCATACTTGTGCAGAAACTTTTGTCCCTGCTGTTGCTTCTTTTCATAGTCAGATAGCTGACCTCCTTCCAATATAAGCTTCTCAACTCATTTTATAATTTTTTATAAACTAAATAGACTTGTTTTCATAATCTCATTCTACCAATGCTTTAACCTTTTTTTCAGCTTCTTCCAAATTTTTTGCTTTTACACTCAAATTTAATTTTGGAAAGCTAAATGTTTTTTCTCAAATAATAGGCTCATCTATTATTGAATCATCTATTGTCAAATCACAATCTCAATCTTGACATCTTCTTTTTACCATTTTGAATAATTTATAATGTAAAATTATTTGCTAACAACAGTAAACATACATTCTACTGTAAACACTCTAAAAGGCTCTTGTGTATCTGTAAATCACCAATTAAAAGTATATTCACATTTTACAGTATATCCATTATTATTAGTCCAATTAATTGTAGATATTTCTTTTAATTTTGTAAGAACTATATCTGCAACTTCTCTCATATTATCTTCCACAGTAGCATATCAATCCTGTATCCTATCAATTAATGATATTGTATAGTTTATTTGTGTTTGATAAACACAACTATCTAAATAACCACTATTTCAATTACTTGGAGTAATAATAATAGCTGGAAGATTTACTCATCATTCTATCTTGATGTCGTGATTATAAACTTCTCCTATTACTCCACTTGAATTTTGTGTTGTATTTTTTATCTCCAACATCTTGTTATATAATGTTTCTCATATCGTTTTGAATGAATATGTTTCTATGTTTTCTGTCATTATTTCAAGTTATCATTAAATGCTTGATTTATTATATCTCTAATTTGTGTTTCATTTGTTGTATATCATCTCATTATATAATATTTTCTATCAGGGTTTTTATAGTTTTCAAATTCCCTCCTCCTTGCATAAGGCTCTGGACTTCATACAACAACAAATCATTTCTGTACATTATTAAAGTCTACTGATATACTTCTTCTCAAATTACCTGTTTGGTATGGTGCTAATTCTTTTGATGTATTGGCAACCATTAATCATATTTTGGATAAAGCAACTTGAATAGCAGAATTTACATTTTTATTCATATTTTTTACTTTATCTACATCTCATATTAATTTTGTATACACCATTATGTTCAATCGCTTTCATTGATAAAGACTTTAAACAATTTTTTCAAAGTTCATCACCATTCTAATACTTCTCATACTATATAAGTCTTTCAATCTATAACAAGTTTTTGTCAAGTTTTTAAACTTGGATAATCTGTATATAATTTCTTCGTATTAAACATTACTCATCATTCTAATCAATCTTTTACAGATAAAGGTTGAATTGTACATTTGAATGTTCATACCTGTTTATATGAAGAAATCTTTGTCTTACTATCCCTTGTATATCCGTATAATGTAGCTGTTTTGTTATATAATATTCCAAGCATTATTTCTATGGTAAATTAAAACTTTTATATCTGTTTAATAATATTCTGAATGAAAAATATATATCATCTGATGTCTGTATAGAAGTATTACCATCAACTGTTCTAGTTCTACTACCAAATGTAACACTTTCATCTCAAATCTTATAACTTGATACTCATTCCATTCATTTACTATTCCACATTCATCATACCAACATCATTTGCATAAGTTTTATATCATCTGGTAATGTATCAACAGTATTTCAACTAACCTGTTTATTCCTGTCATATCACCAAGTATATTCAATCTCTAATAATCAAAATTTTATCTTATTCAGAAAATTCATTCTATTGAACAAAATTTTTCTGTCATATATAACCATATAATCTGTTCATTTTACTCATTGATAATCTTCTCATCAAATTTTTGTAATTACAGATACAGGTTTATTTGTAAGATAAAATCGTTCTTGTAGTCAGTTTGTATATATTTTATCTTGTTCTATATATTCAACACCTGTTGTAAGATTTAAAGTATCTACTCAAATTAGATGATTTAATAATAGATAAGAACTATTTAACATTTCTGTTAAAATATTATCATTTGTATCATCTGTAATTCATAAGTATTGCTTTAATTCTGAAAGTGTTGCATAACTAACTATATCCATTATTTTATTTTAGATTATTAAAGTTTTGATTTTATCCAGTTAATATCATTTTTTTTATTAACAGGAACTTCTTGATTATATTTATCTTTATATGCTTTTCTTAATTGTTCTAATAATAACTCTTCTTCACTTTTTTCTTCTTCTGTATCTTCTTCTTTATTTTCTGTTTCATCTTTATCTTCTGTATCTTTTGTTTCTTCTGTTTTAGTAGTTTTTTCATCTGTATCATTTTCTACTTTTTCATCAGAAACTTTATATAAATGTCCATATATTCTTAACAATTGCTCTGATTCTTTTTCAGTTGTTTCAAATATATCTCATTTTTTAATATCTTTTTTTCAATCTATTGTAAGTACTCTTGTATCATCTTCTCCAATATATTGAAGTGCTATTTTCTTTTCTACATATAATCACATTGTTTTTCTATTAGTAGTTAAAAGTAAACCAACAGGGATACATATAGTACCCCTGTCAGTATATATGCTATAATGTTACATTAATTCAAGCTGCAACAGTATTTCCTAATCAAGCTGCGTTATTTGCAATAGCAAATCCAAATTCGAATGTTGCTACCAAATCAACTCACTTTCCAGGAACTTTAAATACATCTATTTCCAAAGGTTGTCCAAATCAGTATTGAACAGCAGGTTTATAGATAAGTCCAAAACTTCCTGTTGTATTATTTCAAGCTGTTGTAGAAACAGTTCCATCAGATTTAGCTTTTGCAGGTCGGTCTCTTGCTGAAATAATATCTATTCCAAATACCTTTGCCAAAACTCCTGTTCTGATAGTTGCGTCTGGTCCAAATTTCTCAACAGTTAATACTTCTGATAACAAGATTGATTTGTTATATACATTTGCTGGCATTACGAACAACAAATTATCCAAATCAGACTGATATCATTCTCCTAATTGAGATAATACATCTATGAAATCTCCACTTGTAAGACTTCCAACAGAAACAGTTTGAGAATTATTAATAGCCAATTCTCTGATTCCGTGGTCGTTTTGTAAGTAGTAAATTCAAGTTGTTGGTGCAGCGTCTACCAAGTTAACATTTCCTGTTGCACCTGTTTCAGCGTCTCCGTTGATTATTACAGCGTCAATTGTTCTTGCAGCTGCTCTATTTATTCTTTCTCTAATAATAGCTTCAAGATTTTCTGGAGCAAAATTTAGTTCTCTCTTTGAGATAGAAACAGTCTGGATATATTGTCCTTGAACGATAGTAACTTCGTCTGTTGCAGGTCAATGATTAGCAGGAGTGATAAATCATCCTTGTCCTGTTGTCCATTCTGTGTTTCCACCAAACATATTAGCTTCTCATATTACAGGAACTTTTGCACTGATAGGCATATTGCTTCCGTGATTTCCTGGTAATAGAGGCAATAATTTAGAATACTCTGGAACTAAATCAAGTAAAGGGTCCATTAATACGTTTGTAGGTATTAATTCTTTTCAGAAGTTTGTATTTGTTGTGTGCATAACTTCGTTTGCTTTTGTGTCTTCTACAACTTCTGATTTAATAGATTCAATGTATTCAGCTTCATTGAAATCTTTGTCCATCAATTTTTTTGATTGAACGATTAAGTCTAATACTTTCTTGTGCATTTTTCTAATAAATAAATGAATAAAAGATTTTAAGAATTAAATTTCTTAACATAATCTGCTACTTTTGAATAAGCAGAACTTTGTTTTTTAACTTGTGGCTTTTGATAAGCAAAACCACTTTTTAATGCTGTGTTGCTTAATACATTATCCATATCAGCAATAACATCAGCACAAGCAGATAAAGCCTTTTGAGTATTTGCTAATTCTTCTTTAAGATTAGCAATTTCCTCATCTTTCTTTACCATTAATCATTTAACTTCTTCCAAAACACTCTCCTTTATAGATTTTGTTTCAGATAAGATAAATGTTTCAATTGATTTCCTTGACATTTCTTTCAGATTTAAACCTTTGTCAACTTTTTCGTCTGTTGTAGTTTCAACAACATTTTCAGACTCTTGGTCTTCTGTTTGATTGTCAGCTCAATCATTTATTTCAGTCTCTTCAACTGTATTTTCTGTATCTTCCTTATTCTCACAATCTTCACATTTTGTTTCTTCAACCATTTCTTCTCATTCATTATTATTTGTTCACTCTTCAACTTCTTCATTTGAATTTGAATTTTCTTCAACGGTCTCAATAGGAGTTTCTTCAATATTTTCTTCAACTTCTTTTACTTCTTCCTCGCTATCTTCAACTTTTTCTTCTTCAACCTTTTCTTCAACTGTCTCATCTTTATTTTCATCAATTATTTCATTCATTTGTTCAACAGTTGTTTCACATTCTTTTACTTCTTCTTGTCATTCTTTTGATTCAATAACATCTTTTTCTTCTTCCACAACTTCTTCTGTATTTTCTTCTTCATTGATTGTTGTAATTTCTCATTCATTAGTATCTGTTGCTTCTCATTCTTCTTCACAAACTCAAGCTGTTTCAACTTCTTGTGTTTCTTCTTCTGCTTCTTCCTTTTCAAAACAATCAGACATTGATTTCATTAAAGCATAAGGATTCATTGGAACACTAACGATAGAAATTTCATATAATTCCAATTCTTTGATAACAAAATCACTTCAAGCGTATTCTCAATCAGAATTATAAATATCTCTATCTTCATAATCTTTTACTCTATATCCAATAGAGAAACTTCTTAATACACCATTTACTAATTTACTAAATACTCAATCTTCGTTTTCAGTAATTTTAGCTTTGATGTATAAACCATTTTCATCAATTTTTGCGTCCTCAACAATTCAAATAGGTTTATCCATATCGTGTTGTAATAATACAATAGGATTTAACATATACATTGATAACGCATTCTTAAATGCTTCTGGTTCAACAATATCGCTTCATCTATCTTTATCTTTGGTAGAAGCATATCATTCAACCTCAACTCCTTTCAATACTCACTCATCATCAAGCAATTCTTTTACAGACTTTGCTTTCCAAGTGATTTGAAAAGAACTTTTGTCCTTTACTAATTTAAACTTTTTCTTCATCTGACATATTTAATAGTTAAAACTTAATCATCTACTTTATATTCCATAGTGCAACGACAATTCACTCACTCTGGACATATTAATTGTCATACAGCAGGATACATATAATCTAAATCAACTCGTCATTCTAATTCACATTCCATATGTGCAGGTCTTACTCTATCATCATCTACTGTCTGCCATTTCTTCTTCATTTGTACTCATACACTTTGTAATTGTTTAACAGGTTGATAACTTCAATATTCATAAGCCTTTCATATCTCTGTTGTTGCAATTGTTCTTGCTCTTGCTTTTCAAAATAATTTATCACTTATTTCATTAATTTGTCTCGCTACTTCTTGTACTCATAAGTTATTATCATATCAATTCTTTATTATCTCTATTATTTTCCGTTTCGTTGTATAACTTATTGCTCATTTGTAATTACTTAAATTCAACTCTCACCATAATTTCGCATAATCACTTCAAGTATCTGGATAGTATGTAAATCAATTTGATAATAAAGCTGTTTCAAATAATCTGTACCTTTTCTTATATCATTTCATTACTGTCTTATCTAATTGTGGCTCAATTTCTTCTATCATATCTTCTAATCACATTTCTGCTCGAAATCACTGTAATTGTTCTGTTTGTCATTCTACATATTGCCGTGATTTCTTATTTCTATATAAGTCAACATTAGCATTTAATAACTCATTATAACATAACTCAACATTGTATACATAATTCTCATATAAATCTTTCAAATTATCCATTAAGAATTGATACTGCTTTTTGAATGATTTTTGACATATTGTATATACTTTTGTTTCGTTTGTTAATATTCTTCTATGATTTAAAGGTAAACTCATTGTTTTTATTCTCCACCATATAAACTTGCGTCTAATGCAATATCTTCTAATAATACATTATTCCTTGATATTATATGTTTATTACAATTCTCTTCTTCACTTGGCTCTAATCATCTATCTATTCTTACTTCATTTATTGTTAATATTCATTTTTCAACATCTGCTCTTTGTCAATTATACCATTCTTGTGTTTCTTCTAATTGCTCTCAATCACATTTTAACCAATAATTTTTATATATTTCTGGTACAAATTTATCTAATAATACATTGATTATATTCTCAAAATCTTCTTCAAATGGTTTAATAGTTCATTCAAGGAACTCTTTTTTCATCTCTCTACCATTGCTATAATTAACATCTTCTATATATCATAGTATTGACTTTGGTACTCCAAATACAGCACTTATCTTTTCAACTGTCATCTTCCTTTGATTAATAAATTCCATATCTCTTGGAGTTATACTTATAGTCTTTACTTCCTTTATTCATCAACCAATTAACATTTTGTGAGCATTTTCACTTCATCTGAATTGTATATCAAATTGCTCTTTCGCTATCTTTATTTCATTTTCTGTCATATCATCATTTAATATCAATATGCTATTTGGTATACTATTATTTTCATATAATGCGTAATTAGTTTTCATTGCTTCTAAATCACACAATCAATCATATACTACTCAATATAATAATCACATACCATTTACTTCATAATTTACATCACTCTCAAATTTAAAATACGCAAGTTCATCAGGTTTATATATTTTAGCTTGTGCTGTTTTAGGATTCGTAACTAAAAATCTTGTTATATTTCCATATTCATCTGTATCTTTTAATACTAATCTACTATCTAACACTTGAAATCAATATATTTCTCATTTTAGATTATATATAGGTATAATGTATAATTCTCAACTTAAAAAGTAATTTCTATATAAATCTGTTTTAAATTTCAAAAAAGTAGGAGTCTTAAATAATTCATAAACTTCATCTGTTAATACTTGGTCGTCTACAATATTTTTTTGATTATCTACTAAATATAAACCGTTCCTACTTACTGCTTTTGCTATTTTACTTATAGCTTGTCTTATATCACCATTCATTTTATATAAATCATAAAATGTCTGTAATGATATTGTATAACTTCAATTTATTAATCAAGAAAATACTGAACTCATACCTCATCAGTTCAATGTTCAAACATATCATTTCTTTTTCATAGACAATTCTTTATTATTCGTGTTAACAATTTTTAACGAAATATCTTTCCCAAATATTTTCATATATT